TGGAGCGCAGTAAGCGGCGGAAGCAGCAATGCTGTTTATATGAAGGGTGGCGCGGCAACCATTGGTACACTAGCTGCTGGCGGATCTAATATTTTTCGAGTTAATGCAAACACACTAAATTACAACACAACAATCGCAACAGGTGAAAACGCTTCGGCCACAGGACCAATCGCTGTTTCTCCTGGTGTTACACTAACTGTTGAAACAGGAGCAAGGGTTTCTATAATATGAGCACTATATCAGTATCAAATATTGTCACAGCAAACGGTTCAGAGCCACTTACCATAGCTACAGGAAATACCAGCGCTGGAGATATTATTTTACCAGCAACTGGTGGCGTTGTTATTGGATCTAATTCTACCTCTAACAATATAACTGTAAACCAATCATCAGTAATTATAGCTGCAAATTCTACAGTAAATACAATTACAGCAAATGCTACAGGTTCACATTTTATAGGTAATGTTAATATAACAACTCTTGTAGCGAATAGTTCTCTTGGCACAGCGGGTCAAGCTTTGTTTTCAAACGCTGCTGGTATTTACTGGGGCGCGGTAGTTGGAGGTTTTTCAAACGTAACATTTCAAGTATTTACTACGGGTTCGGGTGCTTCTTATACTCCACCATCAGGTCTTGTACGCGCCATAGTGTTTGCAACTGGTGGTGGTGGTGGCGGTGGAGGTTCTGACGCCGCTGATACGGCTGCTGGCGGTGGAGGCGGTGGCGGTGGTGCTGGTGGCACTGCTATTGGCGTTTTTACCGCTGCACAGATGACTGGTGCGACTTACACTATCGGCGCGGCTGGCGGCGGTGGTTCAGGAACAAACGGAACAAACGGAACTGCGGGTGGAACTACGACATTCACACCAAGCACAGGCACAGCTTTAGTCGGAAACGGTGGAGATTTTGGAAACGGTTCAGGAACACCAACGGTTGGTGCTTCGGCAACAGGCGGCGATGGTGGGACTGCAACAGGCGGCGCTATAAACATTGATGGTGGAGATGGTAATTTTGGAGTCGGTGATGACATTGGTGAAATGGGTATAGGTGGATTTGGTGGTTCTAGTTTTTGGGGCGGTGGTGGTTGGGGTGGTGCTGCACAAGGCGCTGCACAAACTGCTGGAGGTGTTGGTATGGCGTATGGCTCTGGTGGTGGAGGATCAGGAACAGTGGACACACAAACAGGTGCTGCTGGAGGCGCTGGTCTTGGTGGTGTCATTATGGTATGGGAGTTTATACAATGATAAGAGCTTGTTTGATCAATTCTTCAAACGTATGTATTAATGTCGTCAGTTTAAATACACTAGAAGAGTTTGTTCCTTATGATGATATCGTTTTAGCACCAGATCATACTGGATCTATTGGTTGGATTTGGCAAACCGATCGTTGGTTTGACCCCAATGCTCCTGTAATAACTGAAGAGTATCTAAACCAACTAGCAAGAAGAAAAAGAAACAATTTATTAAAACAATCTGTTGATAGAATAAATCCATTAAGATGGGAATCATACAGTCAAGAAGAAAAAGATGCTTGGATAATCTACAGACAAGCATTGCTAGATATTCCGGAACAAGAAGGGTTTCCATCAAATATAGTTTGGCCAGTCAAGCCTAAATAAATATAAATAAAACAAAAGGCCAATTAGGGGAAAGGGAACCATGGCAGACAAAGATTTTGTCGTTAAAAACGGCTTGCAAGTTAACGGCGGTACTTGGGTGGTTAATGCCACAGCCTTCTATTATAATGGTTCGCAGTTTATCAACTCCACTTCTTTTGCCGGGCAATCTAACACAGCACTGACAGCCAATAACTCTACTAATCTCGGTGGTGTTGCAGCTGCGTCTTATGTTAATACTTCCGCAAATTATACTATTGCAGGTAACATCAATTTTACAGCTGCAAATACGAATTTTGCAAGCGGATGGAAAGTTGGCGCTAACGTCGTTGCGAACACTCAGTCTCTGTTTTTCGGTAACTCTTCCGTAAACGCTGTAATCAATAGTACTGGTTTGTATGTAAACGGAACTCTTTTTGAATCTGGTAGTGACGGCGGTTATTATAAAGGCAACGATGGAGCAATCGGTAATACTACCAGTAAAGCCAATTTATATAGATTGAATTCAAATACACAGACAAATAACATAACGATATCTGCTGGTGAAAATGCTCTAACTGTTGGACCAATGGTTATCGCTGATGGTTACAACCTTACTATCTCGGAGGGCGGCAGAGCCGTAATAATCTAATGTCATCACTAACTACAACCTCCATCAATACAGCTAACGGCGCTACTAATCTTACAGTAGGTACAGGTAATACCAGCGGGCCAACAATAGTTGTTACTACAGGAACAGATATTGTTATTCGAGCTAATACAACGGCAAACGTTTTTATTGCAAACTCAACGGCAGTAAGAGCTAATGCAGCGATGACAGTGGCTAATACGTTGAACGTAACTGGTCTAGCTACTTTACCTTCTGTAAACGTTGCAGCTATATCAGGAAATGCGGTGTTTTCAGCCAACGTAGTTGTTCCAACTATCAATGCTACTGCTTTTAACCTTGGAACACCAAGTATCGCTACTTCTGGACATAGCAGATTACCAAATGGTTTGTTATTACAATGGGGAACAGTTTCTGTAAATGCTACGACGGGAAGCATCACATTTCCTACAGCGTTTGCCGCTAATCCATACTCAGTTCAAGTAACATCTACTTCAGGCACTTCAGCAAACGCTGCAGGTGTTACAGCAGTTTCAACCACAACAGCAACAGTTAGATCTGCTAGTACAGCAGCAGCAAGCACTGCATACTGGATGGCAATAGGAGTTTAATATGTCAACTTTACAGGTCGCAAATCTTCATTTTGAATCAACAGGTAATAATAGAATCGAATATGCGGGGTCAAACGTTGTAAACATTATCGCTGGTGGTACTACCGTTCTTAGTGTGAATTCGATTACCACGGTTGCTAAAACCTCAGACTTTTTAGGTCAACAAACTATTTGGATGCCTGCGACTGCTATGACACCAACAACAACAAATGGTGCTACTTTCACTACAATTACTGTTGGTGATGTTCAGGTTAACGTTTTGGCGTTTGATCCTACTACAGGCGAAAATGCTTCTTTTGTAATTCAAATGCCAAAATCATGGAATGAAGGTACTATAATTTTTCAACCTGTTTGGGCTCATCCTGCAACAACAACAAACTTTGGTGTATTTTGGGGATTAAATGCGCGCGCATATTCTAATGATGATGCTCCAGCATCATTTTCTGCGGTTGTTTCTAGTGCAGATACAGGAGGAACAACAAACGATGTATACATTGGTCCTGAGTCTGGTAGTTTAACTATTGATGGAACTCCTGCTGCTGAAGATTTGGTTATATTTAAAGTGTTTAGATTGCCTTCAGACGCATCAGACACAATGGCTGTAGACGCATACCTTTACGGAATCAAAATACACTACACCGTTGATGCTGGAAAGGATGACTGATATATGTTGATGGTTAATCAATTGACAGGGTTTGTATCCCCAAGAAGAAATATAGGTCCTATTCAATTTGTAGGCGGTCAAGCTGCTGGTGTTCAGGCTTCTTTATCTACCTCCTCATTAACTCTTAGCTCAGGACTTACAGGTGGAACGAGAGCATTTGTAAGACCTGGTGATTTTATTATCGCAGCGCAGCTGGTTTCTGGAGATAACCCTAGCAGAGCAGCGGGAATAACAGATGGAACAACAAATTATACTCAAATAGTTTCACTTTCTTCTGACCGTGCTCTTTTGCTAGTAAGTTATAAATTTGCTACTTCAAATGATACGTCAACGATTTTTAAAGAAAGTCACAGTGTTGACGAAGGAAGTGCAACCTGTGTATATGTGTTTTCTGGCGTTGACACTTTCAATCCCTTTGATACTGCAACCACAACAGCATCTCAAACATCAGCCAGCCTTGCTAATCCACCATCAATAACTCCTGTTACTCCTGGCGCATACATAGTTTGTATTGGTGGCACAGCTCACCAATTAAGTGGAACAGATCTTTTTACTTCCTCTGACTTAACAGATTTTTTGACTGCAGGAAATGCTGAGTTATTATCGGATGCTACTATAGGCGTGGGTCATAAGCCGGATTGGGTTTCTGGTGCATTTAACGCTGCTGCATTTGGGTTTACGCCGCAAGGAAACAGCACCAATGATGATTGGCACGCTGTGTCCATTGCGCTTAGACCAGCTTAATAACTCAACACAACAAGTTGTTTACAAATATAGGTAAATTAAGATGAACGAATACGCGCTATTAATTGATAACGAGTTTAAAGAAATTCGTAACTATACGGAAACCCCAGTAGATATTCCACACAAAAAAGTTACTTGGTACGAGGTAGTTCGCGAGACAGGCGAGACAGCATTTACAGGTTTAGAAAACGGTAATTGGGTAATTCGCACAGCATTGCCTACATTATCCGAATTGAAGGCTCAAAAAATAGCAAAACTGGCGAATGTTCGCTGGCAAAAGGAAACGGGTGGAATGACATTCAATGGCATGCCTCTTTCGACAGATGTTGTCAGTCAAACCAAATATATTGGCGCCTTGGTTGGTGTGCAGATTGATCCTCTTACAACGCTAAATTGGAAACTTTCTGACGGTACATTCGTTACACTTGATGCTGCAGCTATCACAGCTGTGGCCATGGCTGTTCGTGCGCATATCCAAGCTTGTTTTGATAATGAAGCTACTATACGAGCTACAATCGAAATAGCTGACGATCAAGAAGAATTAGATCTTATCGACATTAATGTTGGATGGCCTACGTAATAAATACTAAAAACAGTGGATTGTAATTATGTCTCAACTACAAGTAACAAATTTCGAATCTAATACACTATCTGCTAACGTAATTACTGCAGGTCAAACCACAGTAAATTCTACAGGTATGTTTTTATCTAAAACCGAAAGTGATTACTCTGGTGCCATTAGTACTTCTGCTGTAATTGTAAGTGAGACAAACGAAAATTACACAATGTCTGCAGAGTTTAATAATTCTTCAGATTCATACGTCGCCGGTAATGCTACAATTACAAACTTTGATACGTATATTAGATTAACTGCTACTACTACCGATCCCACGCTCACAAGCCCTGCATTCAGTCATTTTGGAACTACTATTGGTAAAATAGTAATCAAGATAAGAAGAATAACAGGAAGTGGTTGGGATGGAAGCATATTTTATTCTACTGCAGGCCATGGATTTAGCGAAAGTTATAAATGGGACCCACCGCAACCGACATGGAACGGAACTGATTGGGCTTATATACAGTTAGATGCAAATCAGTTGTTTGCTGGTGGCGACGATTTTATAACGAATACTATAACACAAATCAGATTTGATTTCGGAACAACATCTGCTGATGTATTTGAAATTGATTACATCAGATATTATCCTATAAACATTATCAAACCTGTAGTTACTGTACCTTCAATTAATGTTGCTGGTATTTCCTATACTACTCTTCCTAACGAAACAGTAAACACTCAGATATTTACTGCTAATGGAACTTGGGTTAAACCTTCTTGGGCTAACACTGGCAATGAACTTGTTATTGTTCATATGTGGGGTGGTGGCGGTGGTGGATATGTCGACGCTGGTGCAGGTGGTGGTGGAGGCGCTTTTGTTTTTGGTTATTTCAAAGAATCTCAATGTAATTCTACATGTAACGTAGTTGTTGGGGGCGCAGGATTAAACCAACCCTTTAACGGATCAACTGCGGGCGGTAATTCTATTTTTTATGCAAATACTACAAATTCTCTAGTTGCTTATGGTGGTGGTCCAGGAAGATCAGATTTATCTGCTCAAGCTTGGGGTGGCGGAGGAGGAGGTTGGTTATCTGCTGGTTCAGGTAATACGTCAGGAACTTATCCTGGAGGTCCGTTGACCAGATCGGCTAACAGTACAGTAGATGCAATTGATTCTACATTTGGTGGCGGTGGTGGTGGTTGGGGCAACTCAGCTGGAAGCTCAAGATCTTCTACAGCTTCAGTATATGGTGGTGGTGGTGGAGCAGGATCTAATACATCTCTTGTTCTTGGTTATTCTTCTATATTTGGGGGTGCAGGTGGAAGAGGAACAGGACCAGTTTTACAATCAGTATATGGTGGTAACGGCGGAAATAATACTGTTGCACCCACAACTCCTGGTGGCGGGGGCGGAGTGCAAACTTCAGCAGTTCGCGGCGAAGTCAGAGTTTACACTTTAAGAATTACAGGCTAATAAAATGTCAATAGTAAACGCAGTAACAATATTCGCAGAAAATCTTCAAACAGCTAACATTGTAGCTGGTAACACATCATCAAACCTTACGATTACTGCAAACTCGGTTCGTATTGCTATAGGTAGCAACGTTGTTGTAAATTCTACTGCTATTAGTGTTGGAAACTCAACGATCAATACTGTTGTCAATAGCACATCTATTGCTGCTGCAAATATTACACTCAATGGCGTTACTTACTCTTCTATAGCTCCATCAACTCCAATGGTGGATTATCAGGTGTTTACTAATCCTGCTGCTGCTAACTTTTGGTATAAACCATCTTGGGCAACAGCTAATGATATCGTCACCATCATGATGTGGGGTGGAGGTGGAGGTGGAGTTGGAAATTCTACCTTTTTTGCTGGTGCAGGAGGTGGCGCTTGTGTTATTGTTAATAAACTTGCTGGTGAATGTAATTCAATTTGTAATGTCGTAGTAGCTGCGGGTGGAAATGGCGCTTCGTTTACTAATGCAGGAATAGCTGGTCAAACTAGTATTTTTTATGCTAATTCAACATTATCAATTTCAGCATATGGTGGAGGTGCTCCGTCTGGCACGTTAGCTTCTTATGGAGGAGGAGGTGGTGGTGGATGGTTTAGCGTTGGAACTAATAACCAAATTGGGGGTTCTCCGCTAGGCGGAAATAATAGCATATATGATAGTACTTTTGGTGGTGGTGGTGGTGGATTAAGCGGAGGATCTCTAACTGCTGGAATTTCTGTATATGGAGGTGGTGGTGGATCTGGCGGAGCTACAAATAAAGGCGGTAATTCAATATATGGCGGAGGTGGTGGCGCAGGAAATGTAGGAATATCAATTTTCGGAGGAAATGGTGGTCTTGTTAATGGTACCTCTACTGCTATAAATGGATTTGCTCCTGGTGGAGGCGCTGGTGCAAATAGTTCTGCTGGTGGCACTGGCGCTCGCGGCGAAGTTCGTATTTGGGTAACACCTTCAAGGATTTAATAAATGAAACTAACAACATCTAACGCAACAGTAACAAATACAGTCGTTTCATCAAAACTAACAATCGGCAACAATGCTGTTGTTGTTGAGAGCTTGTCTGTCGGTAACGTATCAATCAACTCCAGCGCTATTGCTGTTGGTAACGTATCAATCACACCTACCGCCGTTTCAACTCCATCATTGATTCTTGGTGGTACTGCTTTTGTTGGTGGTACGTTTGGTGGTATTGTTAACTATCAAGAATTTACTGCGAATAGTACATGGTATAATCCTTTGGCTAATGCTGCTGCTAATGCTTCGTTAACTGGCAACGAACAAGTGTTTGTTATGGCTTGGGGTGGAGGTGGAGGTGGTGTTTCCAACAATACGGTTTCTTATGGTGGTGGAGGCGGTGCATGTGTTCTAGGGTATTACTCTTTATCTAATTTAGCTAATACTATATCAGTAACTGTTGGTTCAGGTGGTGCGGCAACTCGTGCTACTACCACTGCAGTAACTGGCGGAACAACAGGAGGAAACACTTCTTTTGGTTCTCTAGTTGTTTATGGGGCTATAGCTGGTGCTTCTGACGTTGCTGGTGGCGGGGGAGGAATTTTATCAGGGGGAACTGCGTATTCTGGAGGTAGTCCTCTAGGGGGAGCAGTTTCCACATATGGCGGCGGGCAGGGATCTCAATCATTAGGTGGACAAGGCGGAAGTTCTATATTTGGTGGTGGCGGTGGAGCCAGAAATGCAAATGCCGGAGGAACTTCTGTGTATGGTGGCGGTGGTGGCGCAGCTGCAAACTCTAACCAAACAATGGTAGGTGGAACTTCGATATTAGGTGGTTCTGGTGGAGCAGCAAACACTTCAGGAGCATTTGCAGGTTCTGTTCCTGCTGGTGGTGGTGGAGCAACAAATGCTGCTGCAAACACAGGTGCTCGCGGCGAAGTTCGTGTGTGGGTTATCGGTCCAGGTTCAACAACTGCTGGCGCTCCAACATACACACTAACAGCAAACACAACTACGCTTAATGAAGGCTCTTCTGTTCTTTACACAGTTTCAACTACTAATGTTGCTAACAACACAACTCTTTACTATACGCTAAACAACTCATCAACTGCAGTTGCTACTGACTTTACAACAGCGGTTAATGGATCTATCATTATTAATAGTGGTACTGGTACGTTTACTTTGTCCGCCGTTGACGATTCTGATGCTGTAAATGAATCTTTCCAAATGGATATTAGAACAAGTAGTTCTACTGGTAGTATTGTAGCAAGTAATGGAAGCGTGAGTATAATTCCTCTTCCACCAGTCACAGTTATCAACAGAAGCACAGTGTCAACAAACAATAATGATGAAAACTCATACACTTTCACAAATATGGCAATTGGCACGGCTTCTACAACTAGAAGAGTAATAGCAGTTATATTTGCTGACAGTGGTTCTACTGGAAATATTATACTTTCTACTGCGACAATAGGTGGTATTTCTGCAACTATTGACAGACAAGTAACACACACAAGTGGCGGCTCTAACATTGTAGCAATAGTTTCCGCAACTGTTCCAACTGGCACAACAGCCACCGTTGTCGCATCATTTAGCGGAAGCGTTGCTAGAGGAGCATGTTGGGTTGTTTCTGTTGATGGGTTACTTAGCGTAACCCCTCATGATACTCTCGCAGCAACAACTACTTTGTCTGGTTCAATTGATTGGATAAATGGTGGATTTGTTGTTGGTGGTTCGGGCACAAACGATGACACACAAAATTTCACATGGGTTGGTTTAACCGAAAGAGCAGAACAAGCCGTTGGAACAGCAGATACTGGTGCAGCCGATTTGTTGCCAACATCTACAGAAACAAATCAAACCGTTAGCTCTACGTCAGATGGTTCTGGAACCAGAAAAGCAATGGTAGTAGTTTCATATAGGTAAAAAAATGTTAACAAGACAACAAATTAAACAAATAGCCCCTAATTCGAAGGAAGAAATTATCGGACCTTTGGTTGGGTATCTCAACCTTCATATGCCAAATTATGAGGTAAACACATACCTTAGAGTTTGTCATTTTCTAGCTCAAGCAGCTCATGAGGCTGCTTCTTTCCGTACATTGGAAGAATATGCTTCCGGTGCTGCCTATGAAGGGCGTAAGGATTTAGGTAACGTAAAGAAAGGCGACGGAGTCCGTTATAAAGGTCGTGGTATTTTTCAGCTGACTGGTCGTTCTAACTATCGCACTATCGGCGCTAAAATTGGGATGGATCTAGAAAACAACCCAGAGCTTGCCGAATCTCCGGAGGTTTCAGTGCTTACTGCATTGGAATATTGGAAATCTCGCGATCTAAACAAGTTCGCCGATGCTGATAACGTTTCTATTATCACCAAACGTATCAACGGCGGCTTCAACGGATTTGAGGACAGAAAAAAATATCTGGCCAGAGCAAAGTCTGTTATTCCAAAAGATTTTAAGTTCGCTGCTCCTCCAGCGCCTGAACTAAAACCAGCCGACCCTATTAATCCGATTATTCCTCCGATCGTTGTAGCAAAAAGAGGAGATATTTCTCCTTATGTGGCAGATTTACAGAATATGTTGATCAAGAAAGGTGCAACAATTACAGCCGATGGAAACTTTGGTCCTAGAACAGAACAAGCGGTTAAAGACTTCCAGAAGGTAAATAGTCTTAGAGTAACTGGTCAAATCGACACAGACACATTAAATAGATTGATGGTATAATGGAAGATAGCTGGATTAAACAATATTGGAGACCTGCAATCGCATGGCAATATTTTGCCGTGTGTTTGTTCGACTTCATAATTTTTCCAGCTGCCTCTATGCATTTCCTTAATCAACCTTGGGATCCTCTTACTTTAAAGGAATCAGGATTTTATCACCTTGCAATGGCTGCAATTATTGGTGTGGCGGCTTGGACAAGAGGTAAAGAAAAAATTGAACGTATCGCTGCAGGTGTAGAATTTGTAGAACGTACAGAAACAACACAAACACCAACGAAATGAGGTAAAATATGTTAGCATTGCTATCACCCCTCTTCGGTATTTTAGGAAGCCTTCTTCCTTCCATTGTGAGAATATTTGAGCGAAAGCAGGAGATAAAGTATGAAATCGAACTCACCAAAATTAAGATTGACGCCGCAGAACGTCAAGCCGACCTCACTTTACATGTTGAGGAGATTAAGGCTGATAGTCAGTCACGACAATCTGCTCTTGATCATGATAAGTCTCTTGATGGTGGAAAGTTTATTAACGCACTACGCGCTTCTATTCGCCCAGTAGTAACATACACATTTTTCTTTCTATTCTGCGCCGTAAAAGTTGCTGCTGCTAGTGTAATGATACAGCAGGGTGCTTCTATGCCAGAAATGCTCAATGCTGTTTGGGATGTAGAGACGATGTCTCTATTTTCAACGATTATCGCATTTTGGTTTGGTAGCCGTGTTATAGAAAAACAAGAACGTATTTTACAGCCTAAGTTGAACGTAACTGTTACGAACAACAAAATTAAAAAGTAAAACTCCAAGAATAAATAGATCAAAGGAGTTTTTATATGGCATTACCAGCAACTAGAGCACAGTTTAAAGAATACTGTTTGAGACAACTTGGCAAGCCCGTTATTGAAATTAACGTGGACGATGATCAGGTGGAGGATAGGATCGATGAAGCTTTACGCTATTATTGGGACTATCACTTCGATGGTTCGTCAAAGGTTTACTACAAGTACCAAATCACACAGCAAGACAAAGATAACCAATACGTTACCATGCCAGAAAACATCATTGGGGTTATTAATATCTTTGATCTCGGCTCAGCTCTTGGTACTAACAACCTATTTAATATTCGTTATCAAATCGCTCTTAACGACTTGTACACCCTTACCTCTGTTTCAATGGTTCCATATTACATGGCTATGCAGCATATTCAGTTCTTAGAATATTTGCTAGTCGGTAAACAGCCTTTGAGATATAACAGACACACGAATAGATTAAACCTTGACATGGATTGGGATAGAATCAATGTCGGAGAATATCTGGTTGTAGAAGCTTATCAAGTCGTCGATCCAGACATTTATACAGATGCTTGGGCAGATCGTTGGCTATTAAGATATACGTCAGCTTTGATAAAGCAGCAATGGGGCACAAACTTGAAGAAGTTTGATGGTATGAAAATGCCAGGCGGTTTGACATTTAATGGTCAAAAGATATATGATGAAGCTACGACTGAAAGAGACATGTTAGAAAAAGAAATGATTTACACATACAGCTTGCCTGTTTCAGATATGATTGGATAAAAGATGCTGTCATTTTTGTCCTTTTTAACTGAAGAAACAAATCCTATAAGCGTAAATGTTTATCATGGTTCTGGTCGTTCTTTTAATAAGTTCGAGCAGAAACATGCTCGTATAGCCAATGATCATTTTGGTGGTGGAATCGGTTACTTTACGGACAACCATGATGTTGCTAAAACATATGCAAGAAGCATGGCTAGAAGACCAGATGCAACTGGTCCTCATGTATATCACACTACTTTACAGATGAATAACGTTTTCGATGTAGATCACGAATATTCTGGTGATAGATTAAAAAACTTGCTTCCAGATAATCCAGACGACCATGAAAATTTTGCTAGAGGCGCTGGGCTTCTTGCTCTTGGCGGCGAAGACAAATACACAGTTCTTAACAAATTAAGAAGCGGTAAATTAAGTTTATCTGGCGCTCAGGTTTTCAAAGGTCTTTCTAGAGGTAATGTAGATACAGCAAAAACCCGCCAGCATTTAATTTCAAAAGGTTACGACGGTATACGTTATAATGGTGGTGAAAATATGAACATGGAAACTCGTCATAATGTTTACATGCCGTATAATGCCAGTGCTGTTACTATTAACAAAGTAACGAAGTTTTAAGAGGCTCTGATGGCCACGAATTTTTTCTTCAACAACTATCAATCGTCTCAAGAACAGTCGTTACTTGAAAACCTTATCATAGAATCTATCAAGATCTATGGTGAGGACATGTACTACATTCCTCGTAAATTGAACAATTACAACGAGATTTTAGGCGCAGACGATCAGTCCAGTTACGAAAATGCATACATGATCGAAATGTACATCAAGTCTATCGACGGATTTACGGGCGATGGTGCATTCATGTCTAAGTTTGGTTTAGAAATTCGTGACCGAGTTATATTTTCTATGGCTCAAAGAATTTTTAATGAAGAAGTTGCGATGTACACGAATCAGCTTAGACCAAACGAAGGCGATTTGATTTTCTTCCCTTTGAATAAGAAATGTTTTCAAATCAAATATGTCAACAAATACGAAATGTTTTATCCACTTGGTGCTTTACAGACTTGGGAATTGACATGTGAATTGTTTGAGTATTCTGGTGAAACGATGAATACTGGAATACCAGAAATTGATGCTCTACAAAAGAAGTTTGACACGAACGCATACAATTGGTCAATCAAAGATGAAGATGGAAACATGTTGCTTGATGAAGAGGGCAACATACTTATTTTAGAAGGAGCAAGCATCGACGATCTTATTCCGGCAGCTCAAAACGATGAAATTCAAGCAGAGTCTGATCTATTTGTCGATTTCTCATCTCAAGATCCATTTAGTGAAGGAACCATATAATGTTTTCGACGCCATTTTATTTCAGTCTTATCCGCAAATATGTTATTCTTGTAGGAACACTGTTTAATAACGTTTACATCACAAGAACAGATGCGAATGGTAATCAAACTGCATTGATGAGAATTCCTATAACATATGCTCCAAAAGATAAAATGTTAGTTAGAGTTATACAAGATCCTAATATCGACAGACCAAGCGCGACTTTGCCTCTACCCGCTATTTCGTTTGAAATGGGAAAAATGGTTTATGATGGAAATAGAAAGCTTAATACTATTACAAGATCTTCTGTAAAAGATTCTACCAATCCATCAAAGCTAAAATATCAGTACAATCCTGTTCCGTATAATATAGAATTTAAGGTTTACATTTACGCTAAAAATGCTGAAGATGGTACGAAAATAATAGAACAAATACTTCCGTATTTTACTCCAGATTGGACAACGACCGTAAATTTGATTCCTGAAATGGAAGTTACTATGGACATTCCGGTAACATTAAATAACATTGAATATAGCGATACATATGATGGTAGCTTTAAAGAAAGAAGAGCCATAATTTGGACTTTGGATTTGGTGTTGAAAGGTTATCTATACGGTCCAGTAAAAAAGTCTGGAATTATCAAGTTCGTCAATACTAATTTTTACATTCCGTCGGTTCCTGATGGTAAACTTTCTACAGCAGTTGGCGAAACTGATATCGCAGAAAAAATGACAATTCAACCTGGTTTGGATGCAAATGCAAATCCAATAAATTACTTTGGTGGTCCTAATAATAGTCTTGGAACAATCGCATATAGCTTGATTGAGCCGGACGATAACTACGGATATATAACGATGATTTATAACACAGATGAGATAGAATGATAGAAGAAGAAAAAGATGATGATCCAATCGGTAAAGCTTTAGGTTTAGAACCGATTGAAAATAATGTTAATAATATAGTTTCTAATCTTATCGCCGACGCACACAACGATAGTGCTAAAACAGATTTTGAAGCGGCGAGAGCAAACATACACAATATGATAGAAAACGGTAATGATGCTATGCATAAATTAGCATTGATTGCCGAAAGCTCGCAACACCCAAGAGCTTTTGAAGTATTAGCTAAACTTATGGACACTATGTTAAACGCTAATGAAAAGCTTTTGGATCTACAAACTAAAATAAGAGAAATCAGCGCGGCTGATGCTCCGATTAGCGAAAAAGCCAAAACAATTAATAACAACTTGTTTGTAGGTTCTACTGCAGAACTACAAAAGGTTTTGAAGGATATGAAGAATAATGGCGACGCTTGATAATATCAAGGGTTATAATGGTAATGTACTTCTAAAAAGAGCCAATCAAGATATTGAATGGACTCCTGAACTTATTAAAGAATATGTAAAGTGTTCTCAGGATCCGATCTATTTCGTATCGAACTACATGCAAATCATCACACTGAACGAAGGTTTGAAGCTTTTCAGCCCATACCCTTATCAGAAAAAGATGATTACTTCTTTTAAAGATAGTCGTTATAACATTGTTACGACAGCTCGTCAGGCGGGTAAGTCTACAACTACCTGCGGTTTTATTTTATGGTATATTATATTCCACCCAGATAAGACTGTTGCTCTTTTAGCCAACAAAGGCGAAACGGCCAGAGAAATTCTTGGTCGTGTTCAGCTCGCTTACCAGCATCTTCCTAAGTGGTTACAGCAGGGCGTTAAAGAATGGAACAAGGGTTCTTTTGAACTTGAAAACAACAGCCGTGTTATCGCTGCCGCTACTTCTGCTTCAGCTATCCGTGGTTATACCATCAACCTTCTATTTATCGACGAGGCGGCGCACATTGATAACTGGGATGAATTTTTCACCTCGGTTTATCCTACGATTTCTTCTGGTACAGATTCTAAGATTATCCTCGTTTCTACGCCAAACGGATTAAACCACTTCTACAGCACTTGGGTAAACGCCAAGGAAGGTAGAAACGGTTATCAACCTCTTCTTGTAAATTGGAGAGACGTTCCTGGAAGAGACGAAAAGTGGAAAGAAGACACCCTTGCAGGTATGAACTTCGACATTGAAAAGTTCAACCAGGAAATGGAATGCGAATTCCTTGGTTCTTCTGGAACGCTTATCGCAGGTTGGAAACTTAAAGAACTTGTACATCAGGCTCCTATGGTCCAAAAGGAAGGTATGATACAATACCAGCAGCCTCAAAAGGATCATGTTTATATCATGGTGTGTGACGTTTCTCGAGGCAAAGGATTGGACTATTCGGCATTTCAGTTGATAGATGTAACTAAAATGCCATATAATCAAGTTTGCGTTTATAGAAACAATTCAGTTACCCCGATAGACTATGCGGATGTTATCCATCGAACAGCGCGATCTTATAATAATGCATCTGTTCTGGTAGAAATAAATGACATCGGTGAACAAGTTTCACATTCATTACACTATGACTTTGGTTATGAACATATATTATTTACAGAAAACGCTGGAAGAAGTGGTAAACAAGTAACGGCGGGTTTCAGCGGAAGAACAGCTGACAAGGGCATCAGAACTACAAAGATTGTTAAATCTGTCGGTTGTTCAATATTAAAACTGCTTATAGAGCAAAACCAATTTGTCGTAAATGATTTCCACACAATAAATGAGCTTTCGACCTTTTCAAAGAAAGGCAACTCATATGAAGCTGAATCTGGAAAACATGACGATTTAGTAATGAGTTTGGTTTTGTTTGCTTGGTTGTCTGAACAGCAGTATTTTAAAGACTACACTAATATCAATACTCTAATGTCTTTAAGAGACAAGTCAGAAGAAGATATGGATGCAGATTTAGCTCCATTTGGGTTCGTTTTTGATGGAAGAGAAAGTTTTGTAGACGAAGAATTTGAGA